ATGGAGCGAGTACTGCAAAAAAGTGAGAAGACTCAGTTAATGGAACTTTTAGGAATTCCAAAATATGCTTTTGGAAATTTTCCTATCATGAAAACTGCTTATAAAAGGGCTTCTAAATCTTTACATCCTGATAAAGGTGGCAGCACTGAAAAAATGATGCTCTTAAATTCTTTGTGGCAAAAATTTCAGGAAGGTTTCATAGAACTGAGGAATTCAGAGGTATGTCCAGTTAATTTTTCTGACTGCTATGATATTAAATTAGTAAAAATTTGTGGAGGCCCTAAAAGATTTAATGATGCATTTCTGAGAAGCCCACAGTGCCTCCAAAAAGGATTAAACTTATGCAAATGCATAACAAGCTTACTTTTTAATCAGCATGATACTATCAAATTAGGGTCTAACAAGATATGTCTTATGTGGGGAGAGTGCTTCTGCTTTTACTGCTTTATTTTATGGTATGGCATGGAGAAAAATTGGGAGACCTTTGATATATGGAAATTTGTGATTGCTGAGATGCCTGCTGGACTTCTGAAAGTGGATTCAGAAATTAGTAAGTATTTTTTGTATAAGTTACTTTGAATTTAAAAGTGCTTGATTGTAAATATTTATTTCTTCCTAGAGTTTTTCTGAGGCCTATGGCAGCCAAAGCTTCAAAAGAAGATACCAAGACTGGTACTCCTCAGTATTTACCAATGAAGGACCTCACAAAGGAGCAGATCTACACTGCAATGAGTCCCCAATCTCCTCTTCAGATGAGGAGGAGCCCACCTCCACCTGGAGGGAGAGTTCCTCCCAATCTTCAGGATACAACTCCTTTCCTTATACTTCAACCCCCACCTCTGCCTCCCAAGATGAATCCTCCGCGCCGTTCAGTGAGCCTGAACAATCGGAGACCCCAAGTTCTTCTGGAACAGGATCTTCAGGACATGAGGGAGAGACTCCAGAGAAGAGAAGAAGAAGTGCTGAAGATGTGGATGGATCTAATTCTAGCTCGCAGGCTAGCTTTGCAAGCACGCCACCAAAACCAAAAAAAACAGGTTCTGATATTCCTACTGATCTTCCTTCTTGTTTGTTTGATTTTGTTAGTCACGCTGTATTTAGTAATAAAACAGTAAATTCATTTATCTTATATTCTACTTTAGAAAAAGCTCAGGAGCTTTATGATAAAATTGATAAATTTAAAGTAGAATTTAAGAGCTTGCACAAATCAGTGGATGCTGTTCTTTCAGGGGGAGGCCTAGTATTATTCCTCACCACAGGCAGACATAGATTATCTGCTATTAAAAACTTTTGCCAAAACTTTTGCACAGTTAGTTTTCTAATATGTAAGGTAGTTTTAAAACCTTTAGAATGTTATAATTGCTTATGTAAACTTCCTTTTGTAGAGATTAAAGCTAGTAAAGCAGGGTTGTATAGTTTTGACTTTGATGACAATGCAAAGGAGGAGACCTGTAATTGGAATAAAGTGGCAGAGTTTGCAGTGGCTGCAGATTTAGATGATCCTTATATAATTTTAGCTCATTATCTAGATTTTGCAAAACCCTACCCTTGCAATAAATGTGATTCTCTTAAGACTAAAGCCCATGAATATCACAAAGAACACCATGCAAATGCTGTTTTTTTTGAGGCCTGTAAAAATCAAAAAAGTATTTGTACACAAGCAAGTGATGTAGTTATTGCTAAAAGAAGGCTTTTGTTACAAGAGTGCAGCAGAGAAGAATTGTTAGTAACCTGTTTTGAAAAGCACCTAAAGGCCTTAAAAAATTTAAGTACTCTAGAAATATATGATTACATGGCGGGGGTTGCTTGGTATGCTAATCTGTTTGATAATTTTGATAACATCCTTGTAAAAATTATACAATTACTCACAGAGAATGTACCTAAGAATAGAAACATATTATTTAGAGGGCCTGTAAACAGTGGTAAAACTACCTTTGCAGCAGCTCTAATGGATCTTCTGGGTGGGAGGTCATTAAATGTAAACTGTCCTGCTGATAAATTAAATTTTGAATTAGGTTGTGCCATTGACAGGTTCTGTGTGGTGTTTGAAGATGTAAAAGGTCAAAATACTTTAAACAAAAAACTGCAACCAGGTCAAGGTATTTCAAATTTAGATAACATGAGAGATTATTTAGATGGAGCTGTACCTGTTAATTTAGAAAGAAAACATGTAAACAAAAGAAGTCAAATCTTTCCTCCCTGTGTTTGTACAATGAATGAGTATTTTATGCCTGAGACTTTGTATGTTAGATTTGCTTACAAGTTAAATTTTCAATGCAAAACTAATCTGCAAAAATCCTTGGATAATGCTCCTTATTTGTTAGCAAATAGAATTTTGCAAAGAGGCCTAACTTTATTTTTGTTACTTATGTGGTTTGTACCTAATAATAAATTTGCTGTGTCTATAAGAAATGAAATAGCAGAGTGGAAAACAATCATAGAAAAAACTGTTAGTTATTCTGATTTCTGTAAAATGTTAGAGAATGTAGAAGTTGGAGAAAGCCCCCTCACAAATATTTTGCAAGAAGACGAGCCAGATGATTAATTTCAATCACTTTAATTGCATTTGATTACATAATAAAGCTTTTCAACTTGATTCTTGTCCTTTTAATTGAGAGATGTTTGTTGTGCCTCCAAGAGCTGTACTTTCTCCCAGGCCCCCTGACTCTCCTCCCAGCTTTTTGAGGTCAGTTGTCCCGCCAAAACTTATGAGGGTGGGGGCTGGAATTGGAGAAGTAGTATAGTCTTCAGTCACAAGATTGTGCTCAACAATCTCTTCTGTGGGAGCAATCTTCTCTGGGCTCTTCACCTTTGACTCCTGCTTTTCTTGTGGAAAGAGGTAAGGGGGCCAAGTACATCCATACTTGGAAATTCCCTGTGGCAATTTTTGCCTCCACTCCTCCAAAACTGATTCTATTGCAGCTGCTGCAGGGGCAGCTGGGGTGGGAACAGAGGTTTGCTCTTGTCCAAATTTATCAATGTATCTTTTCATGTCTGGGTCAGCAGGTAGGCCTTCTTTTCCCTGGTAAATCCTTACCTCTTCTATTTGGGCATTGGGACCTGACATAGGTTGCCCTTGCATTTTAGGCATAAGGCCTGTAAACAGGCTTCCAAGCAAGCTTGTAATTGGGTAGGGGTTTTTGACAGCTCTTTTTCTCAGAGTTATTTTAAAATATCTAGGTAGGCCCCTGTACCTGGCTGCTCCATTGTCTTGTTTAATCAGGATTCCACAAATATCAGCACATGAAACAAACAGCCCATCCCCTTTACAAAGAGGGCCCACTCCATTCTCATCCAACAGCACTGTTGTCACTGAGTTAGTAAACTGAAGGGTGGGTGGGCTTTGGACTCCTCCCACAAATGATCCAAAATATCTACTGTTTTCATTTCTAGAAGGATCTGGGCTCCACTCTTCAATTGGAAAAAATCCATCCCTTTCAAGCCTTGCCTTAGCCTTGGGCACTAGGCCCTGCAATGCATATTTATCTTCCAAAGGTAGCTTAGCTACATCATTGGGGTGAATTGTATTAGCTGGAATAGCAGAGGCATGGCTAACATCAGCATTTGCTAGTATTCCCTGTAGATCCAGGGGTTCCCCTCCTACAGCAAACATGTGGAAATTAATTCCCTCAATGGGCTGTGCAGGGCCAGTATCTCCTAGGTTTTTGGCTTCAAACAAATGTAGGTTAATCAGTGAGCCAATTCCAACAATTTCTGTTTTACAGGTTACAGCCTCCCACATCATCAAAGTGTCACAGGTCATGTCTGTGTTTAGCAAGGGCAATTGTACTCTGGCACAGCTGTACTGGGGCTGCTGAATGCTAAGCAGGTTATTTGTAGCTCCATCTTCATGGTGTATTACCTCACTGTAGCCATACCACTTTTTTTTCTCTCCTGAGGGGCTGTTTATTCCCATCCTAGGTTCTAAGTACAGCTCTATTTCAGTGGTGGAATCTGGGCCTGTAACTACATTTAGTACTTCTACTCCTCCTTTTATAAGCAATTTAGGTACAGGTGTGGGGACAGGGCATTTTTTAGGGATGCATTTGACTTTACTTGGAGATACACAGCGGGTCCTTTTCTTTGGAGGCGCCATTTAACCTTAAAATTAAAGGGAGCATCCAATCAGGTGTTACTCTTTGATTAGCACCCCCTGGGGGCCCATATTTTTCAATGACATCACCACTCTCAAACATAGGGTCATCTGTTGGGGTATTTTGAATTACCCACCTCCCATTCTCTATAATTAATCCAAATTTACTCAGCTGTTCTGTCCCCAGGTTAAGAACAGGTGTGGGAATATTTCCACTGATGGATTTACACCAGTCTTTGGGATCTAGATGAAAACTTAAATTTATATGTATTAATTTAGCTATTTCTCCAAATATGGTCTCCAAAGCTTTTTCTGTTTGGTATCTATTTACCACTGAAACTTCCCTTCCCAGCCTTATCCCAACTGAAATCAAAGAGCTAATTCCAGAAACAGTTTGAAACAAAAGCCCATATCCTATGGCATTGGAAAAAGTACTTGCTATAAATGCCATGTTTGAGAACTGTTCCGCTGTCCACCCTAGCTGAGCTAATGCTTCTATTCCTGAGAGGCCTTCTACAGTCATCAGAGAAAAAACTTCAACTTCAAGAGCAGCTAAAGCTTCTCCTGATAAAAGAGCTTCAATTGCCAGTCCAGATGCTGCACTTAATTCTGTTGCCATTACAATCATGTCCACCAAAGCAGAGAGAACGCCACCCATTCTAAAAGAAATTAAAAATTAAAGTTACTTACTTTGGTGCTGCTTTCGCCTGCCTGGTCACCCTGCTTTGTTTTGTATGACAGGTCACCGGGTGGAACTTCCTTAATTAACTTCCCCTGGTGAAGAGGAAGTTGGCAGTCCGCCTGGTTTCATAATATGTGAACTGGCCTTTTGCCCGGCTCTATGCTTGGCTGCCTGCCTTACCTGGCTGACTGCCCAGACTGTCACACGCTTAGAACATGTTTGAGTGTGCAAGAGGCTTTTTTTTTTTAATTAGAGGAGGCCTGGGGCCCCTAGCCTCCACCTTTCCATATAAAAAGGAGAGAGGCTAGAGAGGCACTTACTTGCTTGCAGAAGGCGGCCCAGAATAGGTCTTCTAGCCAGGTAAA